ATTGCGTTTTGCGACAACCCTACAGACTGGACAATCAATGACGCTCAACTTTGGAACTGCTATGGCTACCAATACGAACATATGGTTTGCGATCACCTCGGTGATTCGCAAGTCATGGCAAATACAGACGATGATTGGCATCAAGGTAGGTATCTCTTCCAGACTAGCTTTATCGATGACTCCTATTCGCTCCAACCAGAGCAGGACAAAACATTCTTCTGGATTCGGCTGGACAATGATCGGTTAACCATCCTGCCAACAAACAAGACAACTTTTATCGATGCTTCATTTATTAATGAAGGATCAGTTGATCGCTTAAAATTGCAGACTGAAATCTATCGTTGCGAAGAAATTTAAAAATAAAATATATGGAAAAATCAATATGGGATTCTGCGCCAGATGATGGTGCAACAACTGAAGTTCACGATGCATTCATTCATCTTGTTAATGGTGAAATTGCGGCTGAACTTGGATGGAAATTCGACTACAAAAAAAATGTCTGGACCCGCGCAGACCTAGTATTTACCGAGGTTCCCGGCTACATGAGTGACCTGAACTTGTGTCAAGACTTTTATGAGGACTTCAGAGAAAATGAGGAGAACATTTATACCGCGCTATTATCAAAAATAATATTCGGTGAAGAATTAGTTGACGGGATTCCGTTCAATCCTATATCAATGGTATTCGCATCGGCGCATGAAAGATGTCTTGCCTTTTGCGTCTTACGAGATTTATAAATAAATAGAATATGAGCAAACACACAAAACCAACAAAGTTGGTGATCTCTGCGGTCACCAAGAAGAAACACACCAAGCCCACGGGGCATTCCATTGAGGTCATGCTTCCGCATGAACTCGCAGTCAACTGGGCAAATACCATTGGCTCTCGCATCGAGGCAATAAAGGCCGAGATCGAAGCAAGCAGGTATCCAACCCATGCTGAAGCGCAACCTACACCTGAACCTGCAACCATCAACCCTGAAGCTATCGCTTAATTATGTCATCATTCATCAAGCTCGACGCCACAGGCGAATTCCGTTGCAAAGTTGTCGCTCCCCAGTACGGATGGTTTGACCAGACCGCCAAAGGCTCCAAGTACATTAAACTCCCTTGCGAGGTCATCGATGGCGAACACGCAGGCAAACGCATCGTTTGGATGGGCTACCTCACAGAGAAAGCCTACCAGTCCACAGAACGCTCCCTAGCCGAGGCATTCGGTGACCAATGGACATGGACAAACATCCCGTTCGCAGGAAAGGAATGCGTCATCATTGCAGAAGAGGAGGAGTATAACGGCAAGAAACAGATCAAAGCGAAATACCTCAACAGCATCCATGGCATCGCACCTTCCAAGTCGAAGGACGAATCACTCGCGACTAGCGACAAGATCGCCAAGGAACTTCCGAAACGAGGCACTTCTAAACCTACCAAGACGCACGACGAGGAAGATTCGGAAATCCCGTTCTAAACAATCTGGGTATTGCGGCGGCAACTCTGCTATTGCTGGTCATCATTAACGCCCGATCCGTAACCGCATAAAAGCGGATCACACCCTCCAACATGAATTGGACGCATGAACAACTCACATCACTCGGTTACCACCGACACCCAGACGGGCAGTACTACCCTGCGCCTCCACCTCCACGGGTACTTGACTCCAAGCCTCAACTCGATCCTATCAAGTCATTGGACAAATCTCCACAAACACAAACAAAAGGCAAGACTCGCGTTGATATCTGCATTACGAGAGTCTCATCCAAACTCCAAGATTTCGATAACTTTGTTGGCGGCACAAAATGCCTCACCGATCAACTTCGCTACGCTGGAATCATTCCTGACGATGACCCAGCTTCCATCAATGCCTCGTACAACCAACAAAAGTGCAAGCACCTCAAAGACGAAAAGACCATCGTCGAAATTACATACCGCTCAACCACACCACCCACCCGCACAACCCCATAAACACTAGCTCCGCGAACGAAGTGAGCTAATTATACACACCTTCAAAAAAATGAGTCAAGCAAATTCCGAAGAAAATTTACAACAAAATTCAGATCAAAAATCTGAAGAAAAACCATTCGGTAGACCAACCATCTACTCGCAAGAACTAGCTACCGAAATCTGCAACAGACTCTCTCATGGCGAAACCCTTCGCACCATCATTGCTTCATCCCCACACCTGCCTTGCAGAACTACTATATACAGGTGGAATGCCGATAATGAAGACTTTAGGAACCAATACACAAAAGCTAGGGCAGAGCAAGCCGATTACTACGCGGAACTTATAGTTGATGAATCTTACTCTTCACACGATGCCGCAATAGGCAGACTTCGCGTAGATGCGCTCAAATGGGCCGCGAGTAAAATGGCTCCAAAGAAGTACGGAGACAAGATCGAGGTTGAGACTAGCCAACCTATCACGCTCGCATTCCAGCTACCTTCCCGCGCACCAGAACGCATAGAACTAGAATCTAATCAGCCTACCCTTGAAACCTAGCCTAGAACTTCGCATTGCCATCTGCATCGATGGTTGCCCGGTTGGACCTCGCTTGCAACGCAAGGAACCGCTCCCAGACTATCAGCATACATACGATTATACGCCTAGTGGGATCAAGCAGGCTGAAAATGACATGATCAAGATTCAGGCGTATATCGATAAATACCATGGAGTTATCAAGCGGAAATAGCCTATAACTTCCAATAACAGCAATAATAGATAATTGAAAGCATTTATGCAAAATACAGAAAACCAACGAAAAACAAAAGAGAGGTACTTGATCGTGCGTCTCTGGCTTAACAATGACGGGAATTATCAAATCAATTCCAGCTACCCTCCAACCACAATGCACGCAAGTCACATGGATGCGTCAATCGAGTGCGAGCGTCTAGCGAAGCAGTTTCCTGACACTCCGTTCGCGGTATTTCGCATGGAAGGCATCGCAGTATCACCCAAGTCACCAGTACAATGGATCAAGCCATGAGATTTCACATCCTCGGCTTGCCGCACACAGTAACCAGCAAGGAGTATGTAGCCTGTGCCTACACGCAAAAGGTACTGAAGTTCGCTCAAGGCATGACCCGCAGGGGACATGAGATTCTGCATTACGGGCATACAGATAGTCAGCTAGAGTGTACAGAGCATATCTCTGTTGTCGGCAATGACGATCTAGCCAAGGCGTACGGCAGTCACGATTGGCGCAAGACATTTTTCAAGTTCGATGTCAATGATCACGCTTACCAGACCTTCTACGCGAACGCTATTCGCGAAGTTGGCAAGCGAAAGCTGAAGCATGATTTCATTCTGCCGTTCTGGGGATCGGGAGTGCGTCCTGTCTGTGATGCTCATCCTGACTTAATCTGTGTTGAGCCGGGGATCGGCTATGCTGGTGGGCATTGGGCGAGGTTCAAGGTCTTTGAGAGCTACGCAATCTACCATGCTTACTGTGGTCTAGGTAATGTAGGAACCTGTAGGCAGGACTGGTATGAGGTGGTTATTCCGAATTACTTCGATCCAGAGGATTTCGTTTACCGAGGCAATGACGAGAAGGAGGATTATTTCTTGTACCTTGGCAGGGTCTATGGTGGCAAAGGGTGCGATATCGCATTCCAAGCGGCAGAGAGGGCAGGAGTGCGGCTAGTAGTGGCAGGACAGAAGGAGGAAGGTTACAAGCTACCAGACCATGTCGAGTATGTTGGCTACGCGGATGTGGAGAAGCGAAAGCAACTCATGTCAAAAGCCAAGGCATCGTTCGTGCCTTCGCAATATGTCGAGCCATTCGGCGGGGTGCAGGTCGAAAACCTGTTCTCTGGTACACCGACGATCACAACGGACTGGGGTAGTTTTGCAGAGAATAACCTGCACGGCATCACAGGCTATCGTTGTCGCACGATGGGTGACTTCGTAGATGCGGTGCAGTCTATCAAGCAAGGCAAGATCAAGTCAGAAGATTGCAGGCTATTCGCAAACAACTTCTCCATCGATTCTGTGATGCCTCTGTACGAGAAATACTTTCAGGACATTCTTGATGTCTATGAAGGCAAAGGGTGGTACGCCGAGGGCAACAACATCGAAGCATTAACAAAACAATATCCATGAACTATCCATATCACGAATTCGGTTCTCGCCTGTGCAAGTCAGGCGAGCAGATCACGGCAGAGTTGTCGCCAGAGCAGGCACACCTAGTCCACATGGCTATGGGAGTGTCTGGCGAGGCAGGAGAACTGCTAGATGCAATCAAGAAAGCGGCAATCTATGGCAAGCCTCTCGATTGGGAGAATGTCATCGAGGAATGCGGTGACTTGTTGTTCTACATTCAAGGCGTCTTGAATCATCGCGGAGTCAGGCTGGACGAGGTTGTCGAGATCAACAGGCAGAAGCTAGAGAAGCGATATGGAGAGAAGTACAGCAACGAAGCGGCAATCGAGCGGAAGGACAAGCAATGAAGGCAACGCTAGAGTTCAATCTGCCCGAAGAAGAACCGGAGCATCGCTACGCATTGGCTGGGCTGGATGCATTGCTGGTCATCGATGATGTGATCGAGGAGTTGGCGAACGGAATGAACAACCAGTACGGAGTGTTCAAGGACTGTGATGTCGAGACGCTTGAGCGTGTGATCGAGTACATCGTATCGCAGAAAGATAGTAGGAGATTACCTGATTTAATCTGATGCCATTTTCATCATCTACATTTGACGAGGTGCTGACAGAGCATCTGGTCAAGATAAATCCGAGGAGTGTTCTTGATGTCGGTGCTGGAGCCGGGAAGCACGGCAAGATGGTTCGCGAATTGTGTCCAAGGGCTAGAATTGGTGCTATCGAGCCGACGAAGATTTATATTGACGAGTATAAATTGAAAGAGGTGTACGACGAGTTGTACGAGATGGATTTGATGTCGTACTGCGATAAGCAGGCTAGTGACAGGCACGATGTGGTGATCTTTGGAGATGTGTTGGAGCATTTCTTCAGATCGCAGGCAATCGACTATTTGGATTACTTTTTGTATCGGGCGCAATGGGTGGTTGCTATTTGGCCCAGTCAGATGCCGCAGGATGCTTGGGAAGGGAACGGATACGAGATACACAAGAACAATTTTAGCTTGGTGGATTTAGCGTCGAAGTTCGATGTTCAATATTACAAGAAGGTTTTTGGATGGTTCCATTGGAACGATGCAGAGATGACGCATTGCTGGTACAACTATGCTGTGATGCGAGGCTATGTAACGAAGAGGAATGTATCGTTGTGAAGAGGGTATTGTTCTTCACGCAGAATCGATGGGCATTTGGATCGATTCATCATGGACTGGCGAAGGAACTGTGGAAGCACGGCATCTACGCGAATCTGCTGGATTGGACGCAGGGTTATGGTGTTGAAGAGTTCAAGTTGTTGAGGGATTCGTACGATGTGTTCGTGACGATGCCTGATGCGGTACTGGCATTGCACTATAGGTACGGAGTTGAGTTGGAGAGGATCGTTGCTGTGGCACACGGGCAATGGGATATCCTGCTGGCGAAGGAACAAGCAGATCAGGATTTTTACCCAAAGCTAGGAGGATTCGGAGTGATTAGCGAGGTGCTGAAAAGCAAGTGTTGTGAATGGGGTATTTCGCGTATTCCAAAAATTGCTGAACTGGGAATCCATGTTGATGTCTACGATGGTTCAGTTGCAGAGAAGTTGGGAGTTGTTGGATATGGAGGATCAGGTGAGACGAAGAATTGGTTTGGCGTAGAGATCAAGCGACCCAAGTTGGTTGAGTTGGCTATTGAGAAAAGCGGACTGGAGCTAAAGAAGCACGAATTCTACAATCATCTAGCGATGCCAGCATACTACAAGAGCGTGGACTGCGTGATCATGTCTAGCATTGAAGAGGCTGGAGGGTTGCCAATGATGGAGTGTGCGGCATCAGGCAGACTTCCAATGGGTACACCTGTTGGATACTTTGAAAAAAATGGAGAGATAGGCGGTGGAATAATCTTGCCGTTGGACAAAGAATTATTCGTTCACGATGCCAAGACATGGCTGAATTATTTCAAAGAAAATCCAAATCGATTTCGCGAGCGTTGTATGGATATCAGAGATTTTGCGCGGAAGAATTACGACTGGAGTGTCAAGATTAAAAATTGGATTGACTTATTCACAATATGACTTGGGAGAAGTACGCATTGGAGTTGGCGAGGGTGGCGGCGATGAAAAGCAAAGACCCGTGGAGACAGGTTGGAGCGGTTGTATTGCGGCATGACAAGACTGTTGCTGGTGTGGGATTCAACGGCTTTCCATCAGGCGTGGAGGAGGACTGGGAGTGCAGGGAGAGGCGACGATTGTTCGTTGTCCACGCCGAGGCAAATGCATTGAGATATGTCAAGCCAGATGAGGGATGGTTGCTGGCGAGTACAACGCTTCCATGCAACAATTGTTTGAAGACGATTGTGTCATACGGGATCAAGAAAATAGTGTATGGTGAAACATATCCTAGCGACGAGAGTTCGTTAGAATTAGCAGGCTTGATGGGGATTGAATTGTATGACGCAACCAGAATCGAATGAGGTCTTTTTTACAAGGAGCGTCATGTGCAGGGTGATTGAGCAGTCATGGGAAGATGCATTGAATGTGAAGAAGTATAAGAGCGACTATGTGCAAGAAGAAGTCGATAGAAGCAGGGAAGAGGCGAGAGAGTGGTTCGCAGGGGAAGAATTTGAAATGTGGTGCGGAGCGTTGGGAATCGACTACGAAGCGATCAGGGAATTGTTGGCAAGGAAAATCGAATTGACAAACCAAGCTGAATAGGAATTCATATTGAGTCTTATGAAATCATACATCGTTAACTACGAATCACCGAATAACATTTTTAAAGGTGAATTGTGTATCTTTGCAAAAGACCATAAGGATGCAATGTCAAAAGCATTCGACTGGGTGAAAACCAAAGAGGTCTGGAATCACCTATGGAAAATCAATTTTGCGATTCGCGAGGTTGAGATGGATTTAATCAATGCCTTTCCATTCACTAAACAAAAATGAAAATTAAAGACTATCCAAACTGGACTTGCGAAGAGTGCGGGAAGAAGCACGGCAGGGGCAGGAAGAGCGTTTCGACATGGCACTACGGGAAGTGTGATATCTGCGGTAAAAACAAGAGTGTGACTGAACCAAAGGATTTCGGTCACTTCAAAAAATGGTATAAATAATATGGCATATCGATGAATTGGGTTACGCTAGAACCGCATGAAATTTTTCTTGCTTCGCAAGTTGGAGTGCTTCGCAGATACACTTCGATTGCTGACGGAATGAAAGACAGAGCAGGAAGGAAGATGGACTTTTCTGCTGATATTGATGGTGCGGCAGGAGAGATGGCGTTTGCTAAAGGAATGAATTTGTATTGGTCTGGAGGAAATAAAACATTTTCTGTCCCAGATGTAGGAATTGTTGAGGTTAAGACAGCAAGATCGAGTGTTGAGTTGCCAGTTTACGAGCATATTCCTGACGATAGAATTGTGGCATTGGTTTTTGGGAATATGCCTAAATTCAGAATAGTTGGATGGATTTATGCGAAGGATGCTAAAAAAATAGTTCCATTAAGCAATAAAGGTTTGGGATATCAATCGGCGCACTTTGTTACTGAAGATAAATTGCGTCCAATTCAGGAACTAAAAAACATTTTGAATTCTATTAACAATAAAGAAGATGAATGGTAAATGGACGATTCGCATTAGCGATGGATTTTGCAATTACGAGTACGAATTGAAAGCAACGAATCCAAATGTATCAATTTACGATGTGGTAAAACTAGTTGCAAAGAAGCTGAAATCTGAAGTAAAAGAAGGGAAATTAATTAATGAACGACCTGCAAAAGTACATTGAAGAAAGCTGGAGTGACGAAGTTAAGACGATGAACGATTTACAG